GTCTCCAACTAAGCGGTCGTGATGGTTCCTTCCCTAGACTCTGTGTGCTATATATAGAGGCATGACGTACCTCGCTGTGTTCCTCGTTATGGTGTTGGTGGCAGTGCTCGCCGGTGCCGTTGTGGCCGTATTTGCCCTGCTCAAGCGCCTCGACGCCGCCAATCAGCGACTTGTGGAGCAGGCTGCCGACATGATGAAGATGGCTCAGGAGCAGGCCCGTCAGCAACCGTTCCAGCTTGAGCGCATGATGGATTCATTGGCTGACTCGACCGCCAAGATTCATGCCACGATCGAGTCCACCGTCAAGACTGTCATGACTCCCCCTCCGATGCAGGTTGTGGACAGCAATGGGGTCCCATATTCCATGCCAACCATGCCGGTTCAACCCACCCCAGACCAGGAACGGCCATGGGATCACACTGACCGGTTCATCCCCAACCCCGATACCGGCCCCAAAGCCGACATGGGATACCCGTTTGAGACCGAGCCGGGGTTTGACGAAGACAACCCGTTCGGCATCCCCGGACTCAGTGCCCCATGGGCTTCCCCGCAGACTGTGGGCGTGTGATGGCGCTCGCCCCACGCCCAACGAATTCCCAAACCGGACAGACTCGGGACTCGGGACTCGGCAAAGACGGCAAGAAGCGGCAACGTGCCCGCAACAAGGGCAACGGGACCTCCAAACTGACCAACAGCGGGTCATCCGGCATTGCCCTATCGGTCGCACAGCTACCCAAGGTGACATTCGAGAGCCTTGAAGACGTGCTAGTCCATCTCTGTGACATCTCGGGCAAGTTGTCCCATACGCAGGTCGGATCGTCTGGCTGGCAGACATCATCCCTCAATGTGCCCCTGGAATACGCCCATGATGTCCTGGAAGCCCACCTACAGTCCCAGCAAGGCATGTTATTCCTGAGGGTGTACTACGCCCCTATGGAAGCATTCCTCCCCAAGAAGGCGGACGACGATGCCCAACAGCAATCAGCGTAATCAGATACTGGCTGCTGCCGCCGTCGAGGCGATCAACAGCGACACCAACCTCAAGAACGAGATGAACCAACTGGTTCTTGAAATCATCGCTCACCAACGCATGGTTATGCGGGTTGGTAGTCCGGCAGATAAGACGGCATTGGTCAAGGCGGTGCTGCCACAGATGCTGTCAGCCATGAATACGGTGGCCGAGACCGAGCGGGAGGCCGAGGAACGCCTGGCGTATGACCGTATGAGAGCCGAGCTTAGAGGGGAAGCCCCCCAACAAGCTGAATCCCGCATCCACGCCGCATGAGTGACATTGACTGGGCCTCTGCCACCATCGTAACAGACGATGTGCCGCATAATCTAGCCGGTGATGCCGTCCTGGAGTACGGTGCGGACGTTCCCCCCATTGGGTTTCAGCGGTACAACCGGGTACGCCTACGTCCCCTCATCGTTGAACTCAAGATTCTGACCAAAGAGCGTGGCACGGTCAGATTCGGGGACGTAATCAACCAAACTCAGGAGGCATTGATCCGGGAGGCTGAACGTCAGCTATACGAATACGGCCAAATCCGCATCATCATCCTCAAGGCACGCCAGATGGGGCAATCCACGGTGGTTGAGGCCATCATCTTCGTTCTCTCGGTCCTGTTCGAGGATTTCCAGTCCCTCATTGTGTCCCATGAAGCCGAATCCGCCGAGCACATTCTGGGCATCACGAAACGGTATTGGACTACGTATGTCTTCCAGAGGTACCATAATGAGCAATATAACGGCCGAAAGCAGTTGGCATGGTCCGATCTTGGTTCCAACATCGTTGTTGCGACAGCTAAGAACGTGGGTGCTGGCCGATCCAAGACTCTCCATGCGCTCCATGCCAGTGAAGTCGCCATGTGGGATAACCCAGAGGAACTTATCACTGGTTTGCGTCAGGCAATCCCCTCCATCGGACTCACCGCCATCTTCTACGAATCAACTGCTAAGGGCATTGGGAATTTCTTTCATACCGAGTGGGAGAACGCCCGCATGGAGCGTTCGGAATTTGCGCCGATGTTCTTCCCATGGTTCTGGGACCCGAACTATACGGCCCGCAACATTCCCCGCCAGTCTCAGAGGCAATTTGCCCAACTAACAGACCTGACAGATGAGGAACGCAAGCTTAAGTCGATGGGCGTGACGGACGCCAAGCTGCTGTGGCGCCGGTGGGCCATCGTGAACCTCTGCCAGAATGACGTGGACAAGTTCAAGCAGGAATATCCGTCAACACCTGAGGAAGCTTTCTTGTCGTCTGGCCGCAACGTGTTCCCCCTCAATGACCTCCTGGCCCATTATCAGCCAATGAAGCCGTTTGTCGGGAGGCTCAAGCGGATCGGACGGAATGTCACCTTCATGGAAGACCCCAAGGGACCCCTCAAGGTGTATCGGAAGCCTGCCAAGGACAAGTCGTGGGGTATCTATCTGACGGGTGCTGATCCGACCCATACGACAGTCGGGGACGAGGCTTGCGCCCAGGTCATCAACCGACGTACTCTGGAACAGGCGGCGGTACTGAACGCCCATATGGACCCCATCGAGTTTGCTGAACAGATTTACCTACTGGGCGAATGGTACCATTTTGCCCTGATTGCACCCGAGGCTGAGGGTCCGGGGTATGCCACGGTAGGCCACCTATTGGGCCGGAACTACCCGTTTGTGTGGGAGTCCCAGAAGCTGGATAAGACGCCAGGCAAGGTCAACATGGACGTGTTTGGTTGGCGGACCAACTCGACCACCAAGCATGCCGCCATCGGTCGTCTAGTCAATCTCATCAGCCAGCCATTGGTAAGGATGGGCAATCAGGTGTACGGTCTCCTAATCCATGATCTTGACACGTTCATGGAGATGAAGAATTATGTCACGGATGACCATGGTGGGTTCATGAACGGGGATGGGTCCCTGTTTGATGACTGTGTGATGGCTCTCGGCATCGCCTGTGCGGTACATTTCATCGAGCCTCCGTTGCCGCCATATACCCGTGAGGATGAGCCGACGATTGTCGAACAGCTTGCCGACCGCTTTTCCCTGCCGGATGATATTCTGGTCGAGGGTCGGGGGATCGTCATGGATGAACAACCGCCAGAACCTGAGGGCGTCCCAGCGTGGATGCTAGAAATGGAGGAAGATCAATGATTTATGCCTATAAGTGTCGTCGGTGCGGTTTGCAGGTGGACAGCTCTGTGCGGGCTGACACGATTGGCCCATGCACCCGTGACTATCCGATCGCCTGTTCCGGCGAATTGACCCGCCTGTTTCAAGTGACCGTCGAACCGGCAATGCAAGAACATTTCAATTCCACAACGGCATCGGTCATCTCGTCGAGCAGACAGTTTGATGAGGAAATGAAGCGCCAGACCGACATACAGTCCGCCAGGCTGGGCATGGACGTCCAGTACGAACGTGTGGACCCATCCAATAAGGCAGCCCTTGGGGTCACGGATGAGGGTATTGATGCCTCCAATCGGATCCGCAGGGAACAGGGGTTGCCAACCTTCAAGACATGAGGTAGTCTTACCCATGGACTGATCCCCACTGTCCCGAGCACCTGCCGGTGTTGAGCGACCCACCCCTTCCGAGCAGGGGTGGGTCGCTCCGCTTCTGGTCTCGGCGGCAAGCGAGGGGTGCCGGGGGCCGCAGGCCCCTGCTGCTATGGTGTCGCCATGACGATGCTCGATCTGCCGCCGAAGCCTGGCATGTCTCCTGGGAATGCACCCGGCATGTTTCAGACGGGAATGTTGCAGACAGGTGGCAAGACCCTCACATCTGAGCAGGTGCGTGGGGCTTTGATGGCAGAGTCGGAGTACGACAAGTTCACGTTGGAGCATTCCCGTAAGATTCAGACTGCTCGCCAGTTGTTTTACCGGGCAAGGGATGCCCGTAGGAATATCGTCACTCAGTGGCGCAAGAACTACCGGGTGTTGAACAATAAGACGTGGACGGTCAAGTCTGAGGCATGGATGCCGACACCCGAGGTCAGTAACATTTGGCCCCTACTTGCCAGCATGGTCGCCTGGATGACCGATCAGCGACCTTCCATCGAGACCACCCCGGCACTCGTTCCGTTCTCGTCTATGTGGCAAGAGGCCGACAAGATGGCCGAGTCCATGAACGCCGTACTCGCATCGTCATACACTGTCAACAACGAAGACGCCGAAGTCGAACGCCTGCTTTGGGACGTAGGCACCTACGGCATCGGATACACCACGACCAACTGGGAACCGTGGCTGGCGGACGGACTAGGTGACTCGGCATTTCGTCGGGTGGACCCGTTCACCATCTATCCCGACCCCTATGCCCGTAACATGGAGCAACTGAACTACATTACCGAAGCGTGCCTCATGACACTCGATGACGTGGATCGGGCATGGCCGGGAGCAGGGAAGCTCGTCAAGAATCAGTATTACGAAGACGTGGATCATTCGCCCACAAAGACATCGGACATTGCTGATCCCAAGACGCCTCGTACCAGGCTTGCTCCGCTGGCCGGGGACCCTACTTACGGGTCTGCCTTCGGATCGTCCACGTTCGTTAAGTCTGGTCGGGATACCGAGGCGCTTACCACCGAAGACCCGGTTGTCATGGTCCTGAAAACCTGGATTCGGACTCACACGGTTGACACTGAGGGGATGGAAGACGGAACAGCCCGTGTCACCGATCGTTGGAAGCTTTACGTGACATGTGGCAACGTTTGTCTGATGGAGAAGTTTGCCGATGAACTGTTCGGACACAATCGTCACCCATACGACAAGATGAACCTGTTTGACACGGGTGAGTGGTATGGACCCAGCCTGGTCGAGTTCCTGACTTCCCCGCAGGAAACCATCAACTCTCTGTTGCAGCAAGTCCAGCACAACATCATGCTGATTGGTAACCCGATCCTGTTGCAGGCTGCCCGTGCTGGGGTTCGTCAGACGACGATGACCAACCGTCCTGGTTCCCGGATGCAGGGTACGCCGAATGATACCGGATGGCTTGACCCGCCCCAGTTGCACCCGGATACCTTCCGTTTGATCGAGTATCTGGAATCCAAGATGGAGTCCATTGCCGGTTTGTACGCTATCATGCGTGGTGCGATGCCCCAGGGTCGGAATGCCACGGACACCATCAACACCGTTCAGGATGCCGCCTTTGTCCGGGTACGTGCCACGCTCCGCAATCTGGAACGCCTGCTCCGTTCAGTGTCCGAGAAGATGGCTGCTACCAATGCCGAGTTCTATACCGAGGCTCGCATTGTACTTGTCACGGGTGATGAGAACAAGACAACCGCCAAGGGCATCAAGGCCATGGAGTTCTACCTGGATTACAAGCCAGGGAAGGAAGGCCGACCGGTTCCCATGCGATTCCTCATCAAGGCTGACGCCGGGTCGGAGCGTCCGACTTCCCGTGGCGCACGGGCTGCCGAGGCTGACATGTTGTTTGCTATGCAGGCCATTGACGAGTTGGAAGTCCTGCAAGCCCATGCCTGGCCGCATGCCGGTGAGGTTGCCGGTCGGGTTATGGACGTGAAGGCCCAGAATGGTACCCTGGGAATGCCCCCCTCAAGACGTGCGGCTTCTGGCCGGACACAATGAAAGGAATGGTCATGGACCCATTCGATACTGACCGACCGGAAGACCCACGGGGTGGGTTCCAGACTTCTCCTGAGGGTTGTGTCAACGGGACAGCTTGGGGTGGTGAAATCACCCTGGACGGTTCCCCGATCGAGGCTCCGTATGCGAAGTACCAGGGTCATCACCAGAGCGGTGGCGGTGGGGACGTAACGGTTGCTGCTCCCTGATTCTGGCTACCGGCTTAGGCCGATGCTAAGGGGACATAGGCGGGTACGTCGAAGTGGTCGGTTCGGGAGCCGACGATGCCCGCTGTGCTGCGTGAGCGCACGGTGTAGCGGCCAGGCAGGGTCGGGGCCGCATGGGTGTAGACCCATACCGACTGATGCCGACCGTCAGCCAGGACCGTGTTTGTCGGTCCGGTGATGGTGGCGTCAGGTGCCCCTACCGTCACACTGGCACCTGCCGGGTCGATGATGGTGAATTCTACGTCCGTGCTTTCGGCGGTTGGTGCGGTCTCCATGGCGATGAAGGTTGCTCGAATGGCGTAGGCATTGCCCGTTTCGATGTTGCCGAGGTCCATTAGTCGAATACCTCCGTTGTGGTAGTAGCGTAAACCAGTTCATTGGTCGTGTCGTGTAGAATCATCTCGGTATACATTGTGGGCGAGATTAGTTCGACCTCGATAGCTCCGGGGATGGCATTTCCTAGTATGGCTGCTTGATCTGCCGTGTGTCCATGCAGAGTATCGGCAGGCGTGATTACTGTCGGACTGGATACTGTGGTTGCGTCGGCCAGTTGAGCATGCGTGCTATCAGCCGGTGAGATAACCTGGATGATTGTTGCGGCATCTGCTGTGTGTCCATGCAGTGTTTCATCTGGGACAATGAATACCGTAACGACTATCGGCGCATCAACGGTGTGTCCATGCAGGGAATCGGAAGGTGTGATTTCAGTGGTGGTCGTGACTGTGGCTGCATCGGCTGTGTGGCCATGTACGGCCTCATCGGGGGTGATCTCGTCCGGTCCACTTCCCGCATTGAATAGTAGGACTAATGACATGGTTACACCCCCCACCGTCTGTATAGCCATGAGTCTAGGCGTCCTACTTCAACAATTGGTAGTGGGGTTGACAGGAATCCCCATGTGGCTATTTTGCCGTCGAAATAGAACGGGTCTGGACGCCGACCAAGATGTGGTTTCCAAGGTGTTGAATCGGATGACAGGAAGTTTGGTGGGTTGGCTGTGCCGCCAGCCAGTGGTGTCATTGTCTGTGGAACGCCTCCTATCCAAAGGCGAGGGCCATTTACCGTATCGACTGTCCCCACGTATCGCTTGTAAAGGGTGGTTCCCGGATCAGGGAAAGAAACCTCCCTGTAGTTCCCTGCCGCAAATGGCGATGCGCCAGTACCGTATGTCACTCGGTATGTTCCCGAGTTGTTTTCAACCATGTGGGCGTTGAGAGCAACTGCCTGTCCTGATCGGTCGGCGTAGCAGGCGTTCTTGCCGGTTCCGGTTGCATCCCATTTGAACACGGCGAACCAGGTCACTCCCCTGCTGGATACGTTTACACTGTAATCGTTGGCATCCATCCAGTCATCGGTACCATCAAAGTCTATGGTGTTCAGTCCGTTGAGAGGGTTGGCTCCTGTTATGGGGCGACTAGCTCCAGTGGCCTGTGTGAGATGATTGGCGTTTGGAGACAGGTCTTTCCATTCGGACACAGCACCACTGCCAGCATCCGTGATGGTGTCTACCTGGTCCGCGTCCACGAACCATTGGAGGGCCGAGTATCCGAGGGGATTACCCACGTCGGTATCGTATCCCTCCATGGAGAAATCTACGTAAGGCATTAGTCCCTCATTAGGGGAACACGAAGCCGCAGATCGGTGGCCGCTCCAAAGAAGGTGTGAGCTACGTTGGTGATTGCATGGACAATCAGGTCGGTTCCATCCAGGACGTATGGTATGGAGATTGAGTCCAGACCGCCTACTCGGACTCCACCCAGGTCTGTGAGGGTGATGGTTCGTGCCGCTATGAACTTGAGGGAGTCAGCATCTGAAATGCTGGGGGCGGTATTGTCGGTCCCGAACGTCACTGTTCCTTGGAAGAAGAACAGCGTGACACTTGCTACGATATCCGAGTAGTCCCGGAAGTCTGCACCCAATACCCGACCCGTACCGGCTGCTGCCTTGGCGGCATTCGGGATTGTCCAACCTGCCCCGAGCACATCACCGATGCTGTATGTCGTGGTGGCCGTTGTCAGACCTGACGAGTTGACCGGTGTAGCTGGGATTACCGTATCTGGCCGGTTGTGAACGTATAGTGACCGAACCGATCCATGGTCCAGGTCGCCAATGTTCTCGGCGGAATTCAGTTCCGATGTTACCAGTTTGATCTGTTGGTATTTGACGCCGCCAACATCGTCGGTTCCGATTACGTCGCCGGTACCCGGCAGGGTGGTATTGTCAGCCATGGGTCAATCTCCGATCAGACTGGGTCAGCGACTTCGATGTCCCATGCGGCTACGTTGAATGGTTGCCCGCTGTTCGTGCTGACTGCTGGGCATGTGGTTACATACAGAAGGGTTGTCCCGTCATCTAGACAGGTGTGATTGGCCGACCCTGATGCCGAAGCGTTGTTGCCGGTCTGAGCCAGTACCTGAGTCTTGCGGCCACTTACGTCCCCGTTGGCGGCTGCCGAGTAATCCCCACCGCCTAAACCTGCCGTCATGACATAGCTGCCAAGCAACACGGCAGCGATACCGGCAAAGTTTGCCGGTTCCGCCGACGTAACGGTCAACCTGGTAGACGTGGCGATTTTGGCGAGCATGGCGTCCGCAACACTGTCGTCCATCTTCTTTCCCATAGCCGCACAGTACCATCTCGAGGGGGGTCTACCCGTACATCACACCGGTTGTGTATGCTGCCCCCGTGACCTCGATCACCGATGAAAGGAACCCATCATGAAGCAGGACATCGGCACCACCAAGGACGCCCCGATCGTCAAGGTCGGCCATACCAATTCGGGTGTCTTCGGGTCGGAACCCATGGCCAAGGTCCGGGGCCGTGACCAGAAGCCCTCGCCGCAGGAGTTCAACGGGTCCGGTTCCAGCCGGGGCTGACCCACAAGTGCGCCCACAAGCTGAGTCGGGAGGAATGGCATGGCAACTCGTGTAGACAACACCATGGTCGAATGGTTGCAGAAGATGAACAAGAACATCGCAGAGGGGAAGACCCTCCCCGATGCCGACATGCCATTCCTCATCGGCTTGGAGAACATGATCCTGGAAAGACTCAAGAAGCCCGTAGACGACATGCGAGCACAGGGAGTTCTTCCGCCAGCCCAACCCGGAATCCCACCTGGCGGCGGGGCCATGAGTATGCCGAACATGGCAGGTGCAGGCGACGAACTTCGCCGGGTACTCCAACCCGCAGCCGGACCTCAGTAACCGTACCTAGGAGACAGACATGAGCGATACGTCAGGCCCCACCCCCAGTTCCCGTCCCGCATGGATGGATGACAACGAGGGTGACGAACCGGGTACCGATCCCGCCCTCCTGGCCGACATCGACCGCCTCATGGTCAGTCGTGGATATGATGCCACGACACCCCCCAACGGCCAGCAGGCTGGGGCGCAGCCTCCCGGTCCCGACAGCAAAACGGCAACCGACCCCGGTACTCAGTCCGGTGGTGCGGATGCTGGGTCTCTCACGCCCAGTGCCAACGCTCCTGCTGAACTTCCGCCGCCCACCGGGGGAGCCGTTGCTCCCGGTGGGGATGCTCTCCCGCCACCCGCAGCCGGTGAGGAATTGCCACCGCCAGAACCGGCAGGCCCGCTCACGGTCATTCTCTCGTCGGGCGATCCCTTCCAAGTTTCCCAGGATCAGGCCAACTATCTCATCCAGCTACATCAGTGGATGGAAGCAAAGCCACAGGCCCTCAAGGACACCTGGCGTGCCATCGAGGAAGGCAGCCAGCATGCAATCAGTAAGGAAGACTTCTCGGCATACCAGGCATGGGTTCAGGCCGGTCGCCCGACCGCCACGCAACCCGCCCCCCAGCGTCCGGCATTCGACACGTCGTTTGTCCAGCCTGAGTTTCTGGCCTATGTGGACCGGTTGGAGAAAGAGGCAGCCGAGCGTGGAGCGCCGACCAGTCAAGTTCAGCAGCAGCCTGTTCCCGGTACTCAGTTTAGCGAGGCCGACATCACGGCCCGAGCGACAGCACAGGCCACTCAGCGAATCCAGGCGCAACAGGCGATGGATCAGGCACTTGCAGCCATTCGGGAGAAGTACACCCTGACCCCGGAACTGGTCGCTCACCTGCAAAAGGTAACCCCTGCCTTGCAGATCATCCCGGCGATCGCAGACAAGTATCGCCAACGGGACCCATTCGGCGGTGTACTGTCCGAGGCACCTATGGGAACCGTGTTCACTGAGGCGTTCGAGACCGCCATGACAATCGACCCACAACTTCGCACGGTGTACGAAGACCATATTTACACCCAGCGTCAAGCATCCGAGGAAACGATCCGACAAGGCGTGGCAGGCAAGAAGGCCGCAGCTGGGTCCGTCGCTACCGCACCTTCTGCTGCCGTACCCAGCAACCCAACCGACATCGCCAAGATGACGCCCCAACAGCGTCGTCAAGGCATGTTGGACGAACTGACCGAGCTATGGGGTCAGCAATCTTGACCCCCAAGTTCGTTCGGCATCCATCACCGGATACGACAGAGGAAAGGTAAACCGCTATGACGACCCCGATCGGTACCAACACGATCACGTCGATTGCCCGGCGATGGATCATGCCGGAAGTGACCGACCAGATTTACGGCAGCAATGTCGTGCTGTATCGCCTCATGGCAATGAACAAGAGGCAGCAACAGGGTGGCGAGCACATCGAAGCGCCGATGATGTACGCCCGCTTCAACAGCGGGGGTGCCTATCGTGGGAACCAGACCTTCAACACGACGCCATCCGACACCATCAAGAATGCCGCCTGGGACTGGAAGCAGTACTACGTGACATGGTCGGTGGATGGTCTCACCCTACTCAAGGCCGACAACCCCGACAGCATTGTCAACTTCCTGACCATGCAGTCGGCGCAGGCCAAGATGGAGATGGCCGAGTTCTTGGCCCGTGGCCTGTTTGGTGACGGTCTGGGCACGGCGGCAGGCATCAACGCCAGTCCGGCCGGGGTCATCGAAATCGACGGTCTCGCCGGGATCGTCGGTACGGGTACCACGATCGGCAATGCCACCTACGGTGGTCTGACCCGCACCGCCAACACCTGGTGGAATTCGTCTGTTCAAGGCGTGGCATCGACTGCAACAATGTCGGTCAGCAATCTGAACAGCAACTTCCATGAGGCAACTCGGGGTGGCAACCATCCGACACTCATCGTCAGCGGCCAGGACCAGTACAACCGGTTCTACAACCTGAACGCTGGCACGGCCGGGTACGCTGTCTCGTACGACCGTCAGCCCATGGGTCATGACGCCTTGATGGCGTCAGCAGGTTTCACCAACCTGTTGATGAACAACACGCCGTGGGTTGTGGATTCGCATGTCGGCCAGGGCATCGTGGACGCCAACAACAGCCGGGTGTACTTCCTCAACGAGAACTTCCTGCATTGGGTCGTGGCCAAGCGGGCAGACTTCTTCCTCAAGCCCTTCCAGGAGCCGACCAACCAGGATGCCATGGTCGCCTCGATCCTCTGGGCGGGCAACCTCATCTGCACCAACTGCGACCAGCAAGGCGGGGTGTTCAACTACAACGCCTGACGGCCACGTAGCAGACACCTCCAGAAAGGACAAGGATCATGCAAGTAGCAGGACTCAACAATCCGGCTGGCGCATTCACCAGGACCACGACATTCGTGTCAGGGGTCGATGATGAGGGTCAAGCCCACGCATACGGTTGCCTGTACGGTACCTACCGTGCCAACGCCGCCGTCCTCAAGGGACATGGTGTTTCGTGGGTCAACCCCACGGCAACCGTGCCTGTATCCGTCACCCCCATGCCAGCAGCCTCAACGGACTTGGAGTTTGCTGGCGTGGCCATGGAAGCCGCAGCGGCAGGCGCCTATGTCAGAGTCTGCGTCCTGGGGTTCTGCCTCGTCTGGATGAATGCCCAGACAGCGGCGGCAGGCGAGGTTGTCATCAATCCGACAACCACGGCCGGTGAACTCATCCGGGCAGCCGCTCCGACCTTTGACGCCGCCATGATCGTGGGCAGCAACCTGGGCCGGGTATTCGGCGTCAAGGATGCCACCACTCTCTTGGCGCTCTGCTTCATCAACCAGTACTGATCGGTCAGCAGGGACAGCAAGGCGACCCCGGTATCCCGCACCGGGGTCGTCCTTTGCTGTAGCCCACAACTCATAGAAGGATTCATGACATGCAGTTCGTTCGACTGGTCAACAAGGGCGAGCAGGACTTCGACTTTCATCAGTCGAACCAGAAGCGCATCCTCCCCTCTGGTGCTGAAATCATGGTACCATGGGACTTGGCGTGTTCCCTGTTCGGTGATCCCGCCACGGTAGACACTCCCACAGATCAAGCCCGTACCCGTTCCCTCAAGCAGTCCCGTGGTTTGTTCAACTACGAGATGGGCAACATGTCTACCGAGGAATGGGAGGCACGGCGTCCCAAGGTCGAGGTCTACGACGTGGAGACCGGCAACCGAGTCTACATGGTCATCGAAGACCCGGACGGCAAGTACGCAGGCAACGTGCCCGGTGGACCCGATATGGGCAGCCTCACCAACCTCAACGTCGGGGCGTTGGAAGCCGTCATCGCCAAACAGCAACAGCAGTTGGATGCCATGCAGTCCCTGCTCATTCATCTTGTCGGGCAACAGGACACGGAAGGTCAGGCGGCAGTCGCTTCCCAGGATGGTCCCGGTCAAGACGGCAACTCATCCCTTCCTGAGGGTCAGGCCGGTGAGGATACGCCGCAAACCGTGCCGACTGGCCCGAAGCCCAAGGGTGGCAAGGGTGCGACACTGGCCCCGCCGCCTGGGACCTGATGACACTGGCGGAACTGCTTGTCCGCCTGGAACGTCTGACGACATCGCTGGCCAGGCTGTATGCCCAGCGTGGCGACCTGATTGCTGAGAAGATCAAGTCTGTTGCTGCCGCCTGGGAGAACCTGTCTGATCGTGCGGTAACTGACCGTCGTGAAACCTCCAAACAGGCTGGCAGTCAATTCGACGCTCTCCTTGCCCAGGATGATGGCGAGATACAAGCCCTGGAAGTTGAGCGACAATACGTACTGGTGATGATTGATGTTGTGAAGGCAGGGTTGTTGTCATGAGGGAAGCCCAGGAGATGATTGTCATTGACGACTTCTCGCCTGGTATCTACTCTGACTTCCACGCTACGGTGTCGGAAACCCCTCCCGAGACACGGGAGGGGCGCATGCGTGTGCAGCCTGGTGCGGCAACCATCGAGGATACTTACCGGTGCTGTGCTGACCGGACGGGTTCTCTGGTCCCCTTGCCGAAACTGGTTGCAGGGCGGACCTCTCAACCGTTACCCACGGCCGACAATGCGGCTGCCCGGTACCTGGGAGGGGCAGCCGTAAGTTACCTCTTGGATGGCGTGATCCGGGGCGACATGTACCAACAGGACGAGAATAATGCCGTCGATCCTGACCGGGCTGGCGTGTTCACCATGTACGGGATGGCGTACAAGGTATCAGGGAGTTTGAACTTTCAGTGGACTGTTGTTGCTCAATTCCATAAGCCATTCCTGAACGGGTCATCGGTCCATGACATGATGTGGGCCAGATCGTCGGACTCTCTTGACTTGCTTGATCCATTGCAGATCGGGTCGGGCAACTTCATCTCGTTCAAGGGTCGGACCCTCATCGACTCGCCTGCTTATGAATCTGTGGTGTGGGTTGCTTATGCCCCACCGGGATACGTTGGCTATCAAGGCTCACAGTGGATTGTCGGCAACATTCCCGCAGGCGAACAGGCGCTCACAGACTTCGACACCCATACCGGTATAATTTACCCTGGCAAATACGGACGGGTTATCGGCATCTTTCCCGATGTAAATTGGGCGGAAGAACTGCTCCGATCCGGGTTCCTGGATGATACGTACCCAATCTTCAACACCATTACCGGGACAGTCATGCAGGGTGTTTGTTGGTTGGTCGGACACCAGGGTCGTATTGTGGGAGTATCCCGTGTGGCCTCACCCTTCGGTGTTCCCTCTGGTGTGACCCAATACCGAGTCATCGGTGAGTCTGTCCACTATTCGCCGGTTCAAGACTTCTATGCCACCCTCGGATTCGGATGCTACGAACTTGCCTTGTTCGGTGAGGAAAAGCCTGATCGGACGGGTGCCATGGCCTCCATCACGGCTGATGAAATCATCTTCATTAAGGATCGTGGCGGTGCGGTTATCGTCCGGGGCGATCTTGACAACCCCACCGTTGTTCAACAGCCCTATGTTGAATCCACGCACGGTGCCCGGTCCATCCCTGCCTCTACACCTATCGGTCTTGTTTATGGGACTCGATCCGGGGTGTTCGTATGGGAAGGTGGCGACACGTCAAAGCACCTGTCTCCCCAGATTGAGGGATGGTTCTGGAATCACGACCCCGATCTTGTCTATCTGGCGCAACGTGGTCGGTTCGGATGGTGGAATCCCTGGGTGGCGGTACCCAACAATTACCTGTTTGACACTCGTAGTCAAGCTTGGTGGCGGATTGACTCCCCGGATGATACTGGTGTGTCGATTATGGCGTATGACGTATCGAACGAGACCAACCGGCTATACGCCTTTCCCCACAAGTTGTCTGCTGACAATGATGTAATTTGGTGGACGGCAACCCCGGAAGTCCTTGTCGATACGTATAGTTGGAAGTCTTTGCCGTTGTATCAGTCTCGTCGGCGCACGCTAACGGTGCAGGAGCTACGGCTGGACGTGACGCCCGGTTCGGTCACTCCGGCTACGGTCACGGTCACTCTGACGGGATTCGCAGCCGATGGTCGAGAAGTGGCCTCTGTCGATACCGAGTTCCTTACCGCTCCGAATACCAATACTCAAACCCTGATCCGAGATGTCTCACCCAATTTCCAGGCATTGAATTGTCAGGTAAGGATCCAGGTCAACTCTGGTCACGTTGATGCCCCGGCACCCAAGATTCATGCTGTTGGAATAGTCGTGAACGAACGTGCTCGCCTCCCCAAGGGGAACTGATGGTTGAGAATCCTCGTCGTCACAGGTTGGAGTTACCCAACTCGCCCAACTCTGACGATCCCAAGGTCCAGGCTTGGATGCGGGACATTCGGCGGCTCACGATGGACGAATTCAATCGTCTGTCTGGCGACTTCTTTGACTTCAAGCAAGAGGTCATCAATAGCGCCATGATCCCTCTTGCATCCGTGGCTGCCATTACGGTAGTGCCGGATCGGTACTCGGCAATCTTTACCTGGGAGAATCCGGTACAAACTCAAGGTGATCCAACCCATGTTCGGGTTCGCATTGTAGAGTTCGGGGACATCTGGGCTGAGTATGATTACCCGATCACTACGTGGACTGCCTTCGGGTTGTCGCCTGGTACGGATTATACGTTCCAGATTCAGTTGGTGCGTCGTGAGCAGGACACCATGAATTTCGTGTCCGCTCTCCGTAACTGTCCGTCCCTGCCAGTTGAGGTCGAATCACTTAGTCAGATAAGATCACGGGCATTCGCCACCACGGCGGGTGTTGGTGTTCCTGTCGATGACGGTGGCGGGAATCCCATTATCCCCATTCCTCCCACGGACGGGACACCTGGTTCGGTTGGTGGGACGGACTGTTGGTGGGAATGGCAGTTACAGATAGTTGATCCTGTTACCGGTCTCTGGGGCGATACGATTTACGGTGGTCAGATTGCTGGCGATGCTGGGACGATCCCTCTTGACATCACTCTGTTGGATACCTTGCGGGTGTATCGGATTAAGTATCGTGAGGTTTGCAATGGTGTTCCCGGTCCATGGATTTACGGTCCTCCATTTACTGGTGGGGCAGATTGGAATGCTGAGTGTGGTGGTAATGATCCATCCGACTCTGTCTTGAGTGCTCCCGGTTCGTCTGCCGATCTCTTTGCCATTCCATATATCTGTTTCGTAGAAGGTGAAGGGATCATTGTCCGTGAATACCTGACTGGGGTACAGATCGTTACCGGGATTGGGTATGACCTTCCTGTCTACGTGGATGGTGAATGGAACCTTGTAGCCGTAACCTACGATGACAGCCTTAACTCCAAGGTTCTCGGATCAACCTTCCTGCCTGCCCTAGAGGGCTTGACCAATGGTAATGACCTTGCCATCATGATGGACGTTTGGATGACTGACTTGCCGTCCAATCCTCCTGGTGGATTTCACACGGATCGAATCCTGGACATAGGTGGCGGGCAAGTCCAGATCAACGTTACCTACACCAGTCTCGGCAAGTGGGGCGTACAGTTTGTGGCTCCCAGGGAAACGGGTGGCAATATCGTTCTCAATGGCCTCCCCCTCGATCTGGATAGCGGATACACCAGTGATCGGGTTGTCATCTTCGTTGCCGTAGATCAAGACGGTGACAAGAGTCTGTATCTGAATGGTGTGTTAGCTGCTCAGGACACTACCGGACAAGAGGTTCGTCTGGATGGTCTGTCAGGAGCATTGCAAATCAAAGCGTTCTCTACCATGTGGATTCAACGTCTGTACGGATGGTCGGAAATTCCTGTCGGACCGGCAGTGACGATCAACCAGAAGGCTGGACAGTCCGATCCCGCCTTCGATACACCTATCCTGTTTGAGGCTGTGTTCGATCAACCCGTTACAGGGTTTGTCGGAACCGATGTCTTGATAACCGGTACGGCTGGTGCCACTGTAGCCGAGGTTTCGACGCTGGATAACATTACCTACACGATTGCCGTTTCGGGAATGACGGGTAGCGGTACGGTGATTGTGAACATTCCTGCTGGCGTGTGTGCATCCATGTTGACCGGTCTTCTTAACCTGGCTTCGACCTCGACTGACAATACCGTTACGTTCGATTCGTTCGACCCGATTACGAGTATCGCCTGGCATGCCGCCTATTGGGCGCAGAACCTTATGGAGGCGGACGCTGCCGAAGTGCTGACGTTCCCCGATGAGGTTGGCGCCGAAGACCTGACCGGTATATCCCCGAAAGTGCCGGTGATGGATACGGCACATGCCAGCTTCAACAACAAGAAGGTGCTTGACTTCAATCCGGACGAGACCCGGCAACTCTCGATCCTGGCGGCAGTGCATGGCGATCTTGGGTCGCAACCATTCGCAATCGTGACTGTCGCAAAGTTCGACGATGTTACCTCAGGGGCGGGGACCGGGCGTACCCTGCATGATGGTGGCGGCGCTTCTAACCGTGCCGAGATGCGTGCTCGGAGTACCACATTCTGGTCGCTCTTTGCCGGGACCATTGTCAACATCTCGAACAACGATCTGAACCCCAACTTGTTTGTGGCGAAGTTCAATGGTGCTAGTTCGGCGCTTGTCATCTCGGGTACATTTGCCGGTCCGGGCGATGCCGGTACCGACCAGTACGACGGGTTGACGATCGGCTATGCGATTGGAGCGTCAACGGCGTCGCACCGGTTTGACGGGCAGATTGCGTTTGTCGGTGTCTACTACGGCGATCCCGAATCCGATCCGGGCTGGGCAGATTTCGAGGCCTGGGTGACTTCGTTCTATGGAATCACTGTCGCCTAGCCGACCTTGATGTAGGTTGCTTCCCATGACCATCGCTGTCACTACCGCTGTCACCACTTTGCGGGAACGGCTGGACGAACCGGCCGAGGCTCAGTGGTTTGACGTGGAGCTACGTCGTTGGATGAATGAAGGTCTCCGGGACTGGGCACGCCGGACCCGCCTGTTCTCCGATCAATCCACTGTGGACGTGACCGCCAATACTGGTGAGTACACCCTGGACTCAAGCATCCTCGCTATCGAACACCTGCTTTGGAAGCCGGATGCCGATTCGTGGAAGCGTCCTCTGGAAGCACGGGCATTCGAGACCCTGCAACGGTACGTCAACGAGACCGGCAGTGATCCCGTGTGTTACAGCACTTATGGTCATTCGCCGGTTTTGAAGGTGCAACTCATGCCCATTCCGATCCGGGATGGCACCCTCTATCTCTACGGACCCAAGGTTCCGAGTGGAATCAATGTTGAAGCCGGAACCGGCAATCTTGACGTAGACGAGAATTGGTATGAAGCCATCTTGGACTATGCCGAGTTCTGCGCCCTCAGACGAGACCGGCAGGAACATTGGAAGGATGTCTTCATGCAGTACGAGGCAAAGGTCGTGGCAGCTATCGAGAATGCCGCCACGGATGATTCCTTGGGAGAATTCCAGTTCACGGGAACCGGCATGTTTCCTCGATGGCTGACGGAGTTTGACTGATGGCATTCGGAGTCCAGCCTTACGCCCAACCGGGTACCCGGCCCCGCCAGTCGGCACCGCCGACCGGCACAACTTCGCCACCCAAGCAGACCACGACAACGACCACGCCACCCCCTCCGCCGCCATCCTCTCCGGTACCTACGGGCACCATCCCCAATCCGTCAACTCCGCTCGTACCGAATTCACCGACGAATCCGAACCTGCCAGTTCGTCCGGCAGCCGGTCCTCCTGGTCCCAGTGGGCAGTATCCCCAGCCATACCAAGTACCGATGCTGCCTTACGATGGGCAGGTCGTTATCCTCCCATCAGACTGGGCCAAGCGGTACCCTGGACAGCCATACCCCCTGGACACTGTCCGGCCAGAAGATGCCCAGAAGGTTCTCATCGACCAGACCATGTCGGGTTCGGCCGACGCCATGGAACGGCAATCACAGGCGGCAGGTACGCTTGCCAGCCAATACGACGCCTGGCTCCGATCAACTCAAGCACGGGCACTCGGTCAACTTACCGGTGGTATTGGTTCGGCAAGTTCCATCAACAGTCTGAACAACGATGCGCTCAAGCGGTCTGCCATCAATCAACTCGGTCTGAATTTCGAGCAGCAGAACCGTAACAGTCTCGACAGGCTTTCCCTACAGAATTCCAATCAACTTGCCAACACGAATCTCGGTCTGGCGGGTCAACAGCGTGACGCTGACATTGGCCGTATCAAGGGTCAGTGGCAACTTCGCAATGGTCAGTTCGTGGCAGATCAGGACTACGTTCGAGGGGTTTGGGGTCGGACAACCGAACAGTTCGGTGCAGACCAGGCACAGTCCGCCGCCATGGCCGACCAGGCACGTCTCGGTTACGGTTACGCCGCAGCCGATTTGGAGAATCAGACCAACAGGACCAACCTGCAAGAATCGTCCAACAGGCGAGCCGCCACGTCCGATGCGGCAGGCAGGGGTGCTTTCGGGTCGGCAGGTTTCCGAGACAACATCTCGGACATCGGTGAATTGGCTGGCCTCAATCGGGAGGCAGCATGGAACACCTACGAACAGCAACGGGACTCTACAACCGGGCAACTCCGAGACATCGACTACGGACGAGGCAATCTGGATCGACGTTACGTCGGTGACGTAGCTGATTACCAGAAGCAGCTTGGTGATAACTCTCGCAACTACCAGGGTGACGTACTCAACTACCAGTACGGCATCGGACAAGCTGGACGGGACTACACCGCCACAGCCGCCTCCATCAACAAGCAGCTACAGGACAACAAGTACGCAGACCAGGCGCTCCAATCCATGGCACGTACTCTTGGTATCCAGAGCAAGGACATCACTCAGACCCTGGCTACAGCAACCCAACGCAACAACATCAACCTGACGCAACTTATCAGCGACATGAACTCGGCATACCTTCAAGGTGACGCTGACCGGGTACAGCAATTCAACCAGTTCCTTTACCAACTGATCGGTGCATGACATGCCTGGCTTTCTCGATGACTTCCTTCAACAGGTCTCTCAGTCGGTGGCCGCCAGTACGGCCAACCCAGCAACCCTGCCGGTCAACCCAACTCAGCAATTCCCCATTGCCTCCACACCGGAAGACCTCTACAGGGTCAACCAGTCTCTGGCACAGATGACCCAGCAGGCAACACAGCCCCGTGTTCTGGCCGGTCTCGGCAATGCGGCACAATCTCCGGCTGCTCAGTTGGCATCCCAGATCGCCCCTGCCGCCGTGGCGCCGAAGATGGCCCCGAGTCTGACGGCACCCAATCCGGCTATGTATGCTGGTGCAGGTCCGAGCGCAGGCCCCGTTGCTGCCGCTGTACCATCCGCCGTTAGCAGTGTCGCCAGCGTGGCAGACGATGCAGTACTCTCGTCTGTGGATGACGTGGCGGCAACCACACTCGGCAGTCGTATGCGGTCGGCTTTCCCCGCATTGTCGGGGGCCAACATCGGCAAGGGTTCCATCATGAAGGGTGGTGCCGCAGCCGTCGCCGGTCTCGTTGCTTCCGGGTGGCTTGACTCACAGGACTTCGGTGGCGAGAACAGCAACATGGATCAGGCACTCAAGGGCGGTGCTATCGGTGCTGGCTTGGGTGCCGGTATCGCCCTGGCACTTGGTGGTCCAGTAGGTTGGGCGGCACTTGGTGGGGCAGCCCTGTTCGGTATCGGCAATGCTGTCTTGGGCGACAATGATACCGCCGAGGAAAAGATGGACAAGAAGATTACGATGGCCAATGAAACCATCAACGAACTCATCAACAACCCGGCCTTCGGTATCGACCAGGACACCGCCACCCAGATTCGCCTACAGGTTGCTGCCACAACGGAATTCTACAAGAACGCCAAGGATCAAGCTGGTCTGGAGTCGTATCTGGCTGGACTCGCCCAGACAGTCCCGTCGTTCCTCATGGAGGCATCACAGAGGAATCAGACTCAACAGATGAAGATGCAGATGCAGGCACAGTTCGGCCCGGTGTATTCCCGGATGGTCGATCGGTCATCGACAGCCGCCAAGCAAGCATTCGATATCCAGTTGGAAGCCGCCAACGCCATCAGTGACCCGGCAACAGCAGGAGCCATGAAGTCCCAGGCTGCTCAGCAGTACACAGCCCAGATGGATACGCTCGCCGCCTACGCCCAACAGGTCGCCCAGTCACCTTCGCAGTTGAAGCCATCCGAGCAGGTGGTCGTGGATCAAACTCAGACAATGATGCAACAGTTCATGGGAGCGTGATGTTTACCGACATTCACCAATACGCAGCATTACAGGAAGTCAACGAGGGGTACTACTTCCAACAGGGTCCTGGCATCTTCATGGGTCCCCGTGAGGGGTCTGTTGCTATCTGGAAGCCGATCCCCGAGAACAACACCCAACCTCTCATCACGCCCCGTAGTGTGATCCTGCATACCAATGCAGGGACCACTCCTGCTAAGTGGTGGCAGCTTTGGGGGTGGGTCAACAACGCCAGCGTGACCGGGGAACCCCACTTCGACATTGACAACGATGGAATCATCGGACAGTTCATGTCGATCAATCGTCGGGCGGACTGCAACTACTCCGCCAACCGGTGGCTTTCCGGGGATGGCACTACGTATTATGGTGCCATCTCAATCGAGACTGGCGACATGGGTGCGGTCTCCCTCGATGTCACACCTTGGAACTGGGTGCAAGTTGTCGGCATCGTCCGAGTGGCAACAGCCCTGCAATGCCAATACGGTACCGGCTGCAATGAAGTCATCCAGTGGGATGGCAAGGGTATCGACTACCACACCAAGTTCCCATATCTTGGTGTCGGCAAGAAGGCATGGACGAACGTGGCGGGGAAGACCTGTCCAGGCAAGGCCCGTAAGGCGCAGTGTGCCGGTATCCGGCAATTCGTGTTCGACCGTGTCGTCGCCTATATCCACTCTTGCCAGCGACGGGGAGTCGCACACGGCATTCCGGGGTTGTAATGGCGACCGCTGACTTCGGCCTGTCCGGTTGGCTAGAGAACGTCCCGCAAGTCGAACTTGGCGGACTGGTGCCTGATCCCGTCCGGGCATTCTCCCCCTTGACGGACCGTCAGCCTCGACTCATCGTCAATGCCCCACGGGCACAAACCGCCTTACAGAACAAGTGGTCTGGTTACATGCAGACCCTGGCGGCAGAGTACGACCCCACACTCATCAATGCCATGATGGACTTTGATGCTCAACGGGTCAAGAACGGACAATCACCCCTCAGTGAAGACGAGACCAGGGCCGCCCTGGAAGCTGCCCGTACCCGCACCCAGGTAACCCCTGAGCCGCAACGATCAATCTCGACGCCATGGGCTGTAGCCGGTAACGCCATCAAGGACATCGGGGATATCGTCAAGGCAATTCCTCGCATGCCTCTTGCCTTGGTTCACGAAGCCCAGGCCATCCCGCAAATTCCTGAGGCGATGAAGGCTGGACCCAATCCGCTCGCCGGTCTCGCCCAGGCACCTGGTATCCGGTTGTTGCCCGGTGCTTTTGTCGTGGGTTCAGTTGCCTCAGGTCAGCCGGGTGAACTTCTCCGGCATCCTGTGATGACGGCGCTCGATGTTCTCCCGGCAGCCAACGTCGCTGCCAAGGCTACGGGGACGTTCCGGGCCGTGGATGAGGTCGTTCAAGCTGCCCGTCGAGGGAGGGAAACTACCACCCTTAGCACTCGCGATTTCCGACAACTTGATCGGATGGCTGACCGACCAATTTCGACAGCAATGTTCAACCGTATCGGGGAAGATGGGTTGCCAGTCCGCAGTCCAGCCGGTGAGTTTGTGGACAACATTCGGTCTACTCGACTCGGTCAATTCCTCACACAACATTTCGGACGCACCCAACAGGACCTCATGTTCGGACTGAACAGGATACCGGCAGAAGGCAATGCTGTACTGGAAGGGAAGCTGGCACCACGTAACGAGATTGAGGCCATCACCAAGGCTGCCCATGATTTCCGTGCCCAACTCGGACAAATTGATCCGACACTAACCAGCGTCGAAGGCATGGATCGCATGTCAGCAATCTGGCAAGCCATGGATGACGATATCTACACCGGGCTAGATGATGCCCAGCTAGCTGCCATCTCTGTATACAACACGGAGATTCTACCACCCTTGACGGACTGGACGCTCCGCAACTCACGCAACCTGGAATACGGAGGGGAAGTCTATGACATCAAGACAGGCACCATGCTCCGAGAAGCCCGAGCCAGGGTTCAAGAACGGGAAACCCTCCACACTGTCCGAAACGCTATTCTTGGCGGGGACCCTATGGATGCTGTCGGTATCCTTACTCAACGATTGCGGGCACCGGGTAAGAAGCCGGGCAGGCGAGGTAGGATGCCTGCCATCGAACGTGCCCGGTCTATTGAGGCTGGCGAAGTGGGGGCTAAGGAACTCCTGCTTTCATGGCGTGGTACTAGGCAGGCGCTCCGAAACGCCGGACACGATACCGGCATCCTGGATGAGCTAGCCAGCAAGAAGGGCGGCGGTATCGCCAGCGGACGATTTCAGCGGGCGATCGAAGACCTGCATGAAGGTCGTATCCAACTTGACACCATGGACAGCATGACCATGGAACAGGTATTGGAGTACGCCAAGCTGCATTCTGGGGAGAGCATTGCATACCGTGACCTGGTCAACGGTATCGCTCGTCATGAATGGAAAGGTGTAACTGATGCACTTGATTCTCTGCGTGGTGCTGATCCGGCATTCGTTCGTGGTGTCAGGAACCTTAGGGACACTGCACGCCTCATGGACAATTCCACTTTCAAGCAAGCCACCTTGGATGGCGTGGCAACCGCCAAGGGTTCATTGGGCAAACTTGAGATGGAGAATCTTCCGGCAAGGTTCAAGCCCAAGGCGCAGGAGATTACACGGGATATTGTCGCCCGTAAACTCATCGAGGTCAACCAGGACATTCTTGACACCGGAACTGCTGCAAGTGTTGAGGCCATATTGCGGGCCAGAGACGCCGGGGAACTAGCTGGCATCCCCGGTTTCACTGAACGCATGTATAGCCAAGCCCAGAAAGAGGCTGCACGAACAGTCATGGCCATGAAGGCAGATGGATTCGACCCCATCTTTCGTCACAGTGTGACACCCAACAGAGTCGAACAGTCACTTCGGTTCGGTGAGAACATTGTGCCAGTAGACGCACAGGCCACCAAGCTACGTCGAGACAACATGGCCCCCACGTTGAAAGACATAACAGTCTCGATCAACGACCATGCCATGCAGTTCATGTCGGAAGGCGTCCGGGAAGCACAGTTGCACTGGATCGCAGACAACTATGGCTACACCTTGGCCGAACTGAACACCATGTTTCACGAACCGGCAAGGTGGCGAGCAGGCAAGTCCTCGGCTCTGAATTACGAGGGACACAAGACCAAGCTTATCACGGAACGATACCGGGCATTGGATCCAGAGGAACTTGGCTACAACTGGGGCAGTCCGTATGTCAACCAACTCAAGAGCGAACAAATCTATGTTCCCATGGAGGTATATAAGAACCTTAAGAGTTTGACAGACCCGCACTCCATCCTGGGCGGCATCTTCGATCCGATCACTAAGACCTTCCGTATTGCCACAACAGGACTCAGCCTCCGTACCCAGATGTATAACATGGTGGGCGGAATGGTATCCACGTTCCTGCAATCACCCACGGCGTTGTTCAAGTATGGTAATGAGGCACGGGCCATGATGAGGGATCACACCCTTATCCCTGAGGAAATGGTCGGCCTGATCGGTTCCCAGAAGCGGACCATGTTGGAACTCGATGACCTACAGAAGGGCAAGGTTGTCGAGGGTGTCCGCAAGTATATGGTCGGGGAGAAGATGCGTGGATGGTGGGACGAGGCTCAAGCCCGCAAGACACCAGGTAAGCCGATCACTGGTAGGTTCGGCGAGAAGTTCAAAGGGCTAGTCGAGAAGTCTTACGACTTCAACGGTATGTTCGATGACTACTACCGCATGGTCGCATACCTGGACGAATACAACAAGGGAATCGCCAAAGGATACACGGCAGAGGTTGCCGGATATCGAGCCATGGGTGTCGCCCGACGAATCCTCCAAGACTACCTAGGCATGACACCTTTCGAGCGCAACATCGTCAAGTCCCTCATCCCATTCTACGGGTTCATCGGGCATGCCATGCGATATGTTCTCCGGTACCCATTCGACCATCCACTTCGGGCAGAGATGATGGCCAAGTTGGCAGCAGCAGAAATGGAAGACCACTCGATGGGCCTGCCTACTCGGTTCATGTCCAACCTGTTCTTCGGCGGCATGGATGACAAGGGAAATCAGCGAGCATTCAACCTCGGCCCATTCAACCCGTTCGGGGACGTAGCCAACAGCATGACCGTGGCCGGATTCCTGGGCAATACAAACCCAGTCTTGCAGACCGCCTTTGAGATGGTAGGACTGGATCGTGGTAAGGCCGAACTGTACCCGTCGCTCCGGTATGACGCCGAGACCGGACGCATGGCAGCCGAGACCCCAGGATTCTTCCAGGCTCTTACCGGCAATATCGTCCCGCAATCTGCTGCGCTTCTGGCCATCATGGGACTGAATGGGCAATACAACGAGATGCTGCAACGGGACCCATCGGCGGCAGGACGATACTTACTCTCGACCCTCACCATTCCCATGGTCGAACGCCAGTTCAATGTCCCACAAGAACAGTTCGCCGCTGAACTCGCCAGACGGAAGTCAGCAAACTCGGTCTTGAATGCGGCCCTCAAGTCAGGGAACTGGAAGGAAGCCATGCGATATCCGTCGCTGGTCAAGTATCTGGAAGCGTTGGATGAACTACCCCCCGAACAGCTACAGGCATTTCAACCCATCGACAGGAGCCAGGCATTTGCTATGGCTAAGGATGCCTTTGCTGGACTACCGCAAACAACTCAGACGAGTGCAGCACCGGTAGCTCCTGGTACCAATGTCCCACAAGTGCCACTGGACGACATTGTCATGGCACAGATGCAACAGGTAGCTTTAGGACCTAGCCCGTCACCCCAGCCTGGCCAGTCCGTAGGGGCGAACGCTGCCGGTGGTGCCTTGGGTACGCAAGGTATCTGAGCTATGGTTAGCCGTCGAGGGTGGGGTGCGGTACGGCGCCCCATCCTCCCCTTACGGAGGAACCATGTTGGCTGACACGTCTACCATCCTGTTCGGTGCGGCTGCCGTTATCGCTGCCATGGCATCCCTGGTCACGGCCATGGGGGTCATTCTTGTCAACAGGAAAGTCAAGACAAGTAACGGGCTGACGATGGCTGCCTTGGCTGACCGGGCAGAAGGTCGGCGCATCGAGTCCGATATCCTGGCCGAAGATCGTACCAGTCATGAGACCTCCTACGTGGAGAAACTTCACCGTGACGACTGACCGCAGAGAAACCATACAAACAGAAGAAGGGACAATTCAATGAGCAAGATCGCCAAGGCCATCGTTGGAGCCATCGTGGCAGGAATCGGGACTGTCGGTACCGGCATCATCACCGCTGCCCAAGAAGATGGCATCGCCCAGTCCGAGTGGTGGATCATCCTGGGCGGCACCCTGATCGCCACGTCCGGGGCCTTCGGGGCTGTTCTGACCACCCCCAATGCCCAGCCCTGACCATGG